TGTAACAAATGCTATCAAGAACATGAATATGTATTCCATTTTAAATCTCTCTATTTAGAACTATAGTCTGACTATAGCAGAATGGGTACCCATTGTCAACCGATTAAATGCCAAAATTGTCGTTTTCTCCGGCATTGGCTCCGATGAGATTTCCAAACGTTTGACTCCATTTGATTACACTTCTAGTAGGGCCAAACGTATCTTCAAGGTAAGGAACATAATCCCTCCAATCAAACCAGCGTGACGGTTCAACTACGTTTTCCCAACCCCAACTACGGTGTCTATTTTCTAAATTAAAGCCTAGTCTGTTTAATAATATGTTTTTGTCAACTACATCAGTGAGGTTCATAGTTTGATGTTCACGGATAAAAATTGAGTTACAATCTAGGCTATGGCTTAACATGTTCCCTATGCCTGTAATGCCTTTAGTTTGCATGAAATGATCATAGCAGTTATAGTCATGTCGGTGTGGACTATAAATTTTAGCGTGAGATTGCGGCCAGGTATAGTCACCTCCTAAAACAGGGAAGGTGCTGCATTGTTCTATCAACCAAAGCAATGATGCAGGGGGTATTATACAGAACTTATATGGTTCTAAATAAGGGAGATGATCTCCGTTTTTGTAAAACTTGTCAATATGGAAATCAACAATGTTGTGTTTTACTTGATGCTCTCTACAAAACTTTTCAGAGTAATATAGATCACAAAAATTTACCGGCGCGTTATTGAGTAACAACCTTAGGGTCACTGCTACTACTGGAATTTTTTGTTCTAGTAACGCAGCTATGACACACTCGCTGTCTAATCCCCCGCTATATAATACTTCCACTGGCAGGTTAGCACCAGCAACGTGCATCCTAAATGCATCTTGCACAGTGCTAACATTTTGTAACTCTACATCTAGGATTTCAGTAGTGAACCGGTTAGTGGTAGTACTAAACTCAAGCGTATGTTTTTTATAATTGTTTAATCCGGAGTACCATTCTATCATAGTGATATTTAGTTACGTACGGGCTGCAATGATAAAATCGCGGACCCGCTCACGGTCAATGCTGTCATACACAGGCTCTTCGCCGTGACTGCGATACATCTTTTCAAGCTTACGAGTAGCTGCCACGACTTCGGCAGGAGTAGCATCTACATCTTTATAGATACCAGTTTCGCCATTGTAGAAATCTAGGACATACTCATAAAAATCTTCACGGGTCATCATATCAATAATCCTGTTTAGGGTGTTTTGCTTTTCGCTTGTAGAGAAGCTTGGATTCAACTTTTTTAGGACGAAACGGGGTATCGCCATAAAGCACGTAATGCGCTCTTGACTTCGGTTTATCTACCTTAAACTGAATCACTTCTTTCTTCATCATGTTCTCACTATATACCCAAAACATACTCATGTCAACCTTTTTTTATAAATATTTCATGACTCATTTTCCAATCAAAATGAAACCGAATATTGACCTGTCTCTTGATAACTCAATCGTGGAATACGATAATGTAATCACCAAAGACATGGCTGACAGCATCATTCAGTTTGCACTCAATGACGATAGTTTTCACCGCCGCGGCAGCAAAAATGCAGTGACAAAAGCATCGTTTACTACTTGTCTACTGTATGATCTAGCACACCCTGTTTATGATGTTCTTGACAAGGTATGGAAAAGATTCACCGACGAACACGGGTACTCACTCGATTTTGTTGAATACTATGAAATTAAGGAATATAGAACCGGTGACAGTTTTGGAATGCACACTGACTCTCATGGAAGCACTAACCTAAACCCAGATCGTAAACTCAATCTTGTTGTGCAGTTAAGCGAATCCGAAGATTACGAAGGCGGAGATTTATATGTAAAAATGCATCACGCTACACGCAATATCGGGTCCGCGATATTTTTTCCACCTCACTACTTACACGCAGTGACAGAAATAACCTCAGGGACCCGATATTGTATAATAGGACACGGTTGGGGTAACCTCAACCGTAAGTAATTACTTTTTTGCGGGGTTATTCACAAAATCGTACATCTTCTGTGCTGTTTCAAGTACTTTTTCGAGTCCTGGAAATTCTGGCGCAGAAACTTTGGTAACAATCTTACCGTCTTCGTCTTTTGCCTGTGAGACTTCCCAACCAAATAACTTAGCCTTATATTCCTCAATGACCAGCTTTTCAGCTAGGCCCAAGATATCAGACCGAATCTCATATCCATTCTTGTTGAACTTAACTTCGGGAAGTCCTGGAATTTTACTGTCGCTCATTTTACAACTCCTATTACAAAATAGTTACGATAAATGCGTAGGTTAGAAACATCATCAATGAGGTTACAGTCACAAACCCGGCGCGTGACGCATATAGTGATTTATTAGTCATTATTACTTTTCTTCTTTCTTCTTCTGTGTGTTAAACATAGCCTTTGCAGATTCTTGCATAGTCTTTATTGTATCTGCATAAAACGACTTATCTGATAGCGTCTTATACATAGTAGTGCCGGTTGTAAAACCTACATCAACTGCTCTTTTAGTATACTCGGTTTGAGCATCTACGAATTCGTGCATCGTTTTCGCCAGTCCATCGTGCTTTACGAAAGTATCAACAAACATCTTTTTTGATACTTGGATAGAGTCAACGGTGTTGTCCATTAAAAGTTTTATCATTAATAATATCCTTTAATTGCAGCGACCGAGAAGGTCTCGGCTGTTGAAATACTCAGCCTTGCTAAGACCCTTGCTGCTATCCTTATCAGCATAGTTAAAAAACTTAGGCTGAGTGCGGCAACCTGCGGCAGTCAATTCAGTAAGTGTGATTTCCCCGCTAGTGTCTGCGTCAAGCTTAGTGAACAATTCGTTCTTCCAAGCGAGTGCTGGGGTCGAGAGTGTTAGAGCCGCTAAAAGGCTGATTGCGATATTCTTCATAATTTTTCTCCTGTGTGTGTGTTGTGTGTTGTAGCATCGTGCTACAGATAGTATTTAGTTGTCACGAAACTGTAATAACTTATACTATTTTATAGACTCAATATAGCTAGAAAAGTCCCCATATAATGTCATCATCATTGCTATTCTGTGGTCATATATTCTAATATATGGTTGTTTTTTTCCTTTGTCAAGAAGTTTTATGCCTACAAAATAAGGACATTTAACCTTTTTGTCAAGAATAAGAGTGTACTTTGCCCAGCTAACTGAATTGCTAGCAGTTTTGGGCGGGGTGAATTCAAAGTCATAGTGAGCAATATTTGCTTTATTGAGGGCGTCCATGCCCGAATCAGTGAGGCGCAACCCAGAACCACTTCTACCTGTGATAAACCATTCAGTTACGATCTTATCAGCAGGTATGCCTTTCCAAGGAAAATCAGGATCCTCCTTAGTCTCATCAAGTATTAGTTTAATGATTTCAGATTTGGTCTTGGGATAAATCATCGGGATACACTATTCTCCCGCCGTTCATAAAGACAACGGTAAACTTATCCGTCTTAAACTGTGCATTCAATTTACGACACAGATTACGAGCATGTCCAGGATTGGAGAAGCTAGTCTTCTTGTATTTGGGAGCAATGTCGTTTGTTAGATGATGTGATGACTTGAGATTAATAGGTTGATCATCATAGAACACTGCCCAAATGCCGGCGGCTTCTACAATCTGATCGCATTTATATGTCTTCTTATCAATGTATTCTAATAATACATTGGGTTGCGTTCTACTCATTTGAAGGTACCACCTTTTATCTCGACTTGGATAACTTCTTGCGAGTCATCCGAGCCTTTCTGTTTCTGTAGCTCAAACAATTCAGATAAAAGTCTAGTAATATCATCCCGCAGACCTCTGGCATCGGAGATGGGCAGTACAACATCCTTATTTTGCTTGGATTCCATCACAGCCATCTTATCCAAAAATCGGTTAATATGCATAGTCATTACACTGTATTTATCTTATCAGTAGCATCTGATTCAGTTTTGTACGGTCCGGAGTACGGATAACGCTGAATAAAGATGTATTTAGGGCAGAACACAACCTCCTTGGTACCGTTCTGATCGAGTACAAACCAACCTGCTGCGTGTAAACACTTAGATTTAGTGCTAGTAGTGAACAAATGAAGTCCGCGCTTAACGTCAAGTATAGAGTTATATGTGCGTTTGGGAGTCGGATACTCCGGATAAGGCATAGCTGCCTTTGTTTTAGTAGTCTTAAGTGGTTCGAACTTGATGCTAGTTTTCTTCTTCAACTCATCAGTGTTGTTGAACTGAAGGAAGGTGCCGTTAATCTGCACCCCGTAACCCGCATTGTTAGCTTCAATATTGCCTACTTTTTTCTCACCATCAGTGACAATCCAAAATTGATTCTTGACGATTGGTTTTGCGACTAGTTCAGTCATGGTATTCCTTTGTTAGTGCCTTAAAAAGGTCTTTCTTATGCTTTGGCGTCCAGTTCTTGGCAATAGGTCCGCACTTAGTATTGTTAAAATCGTTAGTCCGCTCAACAGTACAATAAGGCATCGCAGCTTTAACCCGCTCAACTCCGTGAACCGGATCAATAATTTCGTGCGCTGGCTTAATTGCATTGCTACATCTGTACATGAAACTTTGGGCTCCCACACGACCGCCGAGCGTAGTGATAGTGTTAACCAAACTCATTTTGCTAAATTTGCAATCTTTACATAGATATACTTCATCAATTGCCATTCAGGACTCCCTGATAAGGAGAGTTGAGCCACTTTGCGTAAGACTCACCCTGATCAGAAATACGAGTGAGTTCATACTTACCACAAAACTTCATGAAGTGAAGACCTACACTCGGAGTAACAGTAGTGCGAACATCTTGCTTGATGATGCCATCAACCGCCTCTTTGATATGATCAGGTTGCGCCCTAAGATCGATTAGAGTGCGATTGCATTCATAATCATCACGCACCCGATGCTCAATGCCATCGTGATCAGTCCAGCGTTGCAGCATCATGTTATTCCACTTGAAGCCTTGCTTTTCACGGTCTTCAAACGCTTCCTTGATGCCTACCGAGTTCTTAGAACCCTTCTCACGCACACCGGGATAAGCACTGAATACGTTGTCAGTTGCGTCACCGCGAATAATCTTCTTGAACAGTAGATATTCGGGATCCTCAAGCAGCTTGTGTTCGCCAGTCTTTTTGTCCTTGACAGGCTTACCGCGGTCATTGTAATAACCATCTAGCTTGATAAGCTGACCTGCAACCCCGTTGTACTGATGCACATTCTCTGCAATCAACTGCACAAAGTCAGTATCGGACGAAATGATATAGTGTTCATCGTCAGGATGCAAATCAACAAAACGAGCAATGAGGTCATCTGCTTCTGCATTAGGATGCCGCAAAACAGAACAGTTAGTTTTTTCACGTAGGTAGTTTGTGAAGATTTCATATGTCTCCCAAAACATCTTGTTTTCTTCAATCTCTGCTTCTGTTAGCAAAGTATCGTCAACCTTGCGATTAGCCTTGTAGCGCGGGTAGAATTCCTTGCGCCATGAGCGACCCTCAAGCATGAAGACTACATGATCTACACCGAACATACGTACAGTTTGATTGACGGACGACATAGTAAGATGCATAGCCATGCCAATTTTCTCCCAGGTATCAGCGTTGCGTGAAGCAACATGCCGAGCGCGGAAGAAAGTATTAGCTGTATCAATCAGTGCGTATTTCATGTGGTACTTTCTCTGTTAATATATACATATAATACACTATATAGTAGCAGTTGTCAAGCCTTAAATGTCCTCGAGGTATGATTCAGGATAAAGAATTAGCGATTCCTCATTAATTTCTTTCTGCCAATCCGCATCTTTATAAGGCAAAAAGTCAGACTTTATCAATTTTACGTTTAACCGCAAATCAGTAATAATATGCTGAACCATTTTAATTAGTTCATCAGCGTCAATCTCGCTGTATGGACTAATCCATTCTACCTCTTCACCGTTGATTGTATGACAGTCATCGGCTAGTCGCTGCTTCAAAATCTTTTCTACTTCCATAACTTCATAATTAGGGCTAAAGTAGAGTTTCAAAAATTCTTGCTCACCACCAGATGTATTGCTGTAACTTCTGATTCGGCGCCCAGTATTTCCTGTAACCCCAAAACCCAGCCTTCTCTTAAACTCATCACCTACTTTAAAGTAATGGTTAGTAAGAATGACATAGAAGAAGTTTTTCTTACGACTTGCCATATTGCTTCATAGCCTCAACTAGAGAGATACGATCCGAATCTACATAATTCAACAAATCGCCGACACGAGCCTCTGTCAAGTTATTGACATAGAGTGGCAACTCATGTGTTCCGCCAAAATGACGATACAACTTCATTAAGTATACACAGGAACCGTTATCATCAATTCTCACCTTGTCTTCCGGAAGCCCGGTCTTCTCACTACCAAAACGCTTTTGCACATTGCTACTATCACTAACAAAGCCATGAGGAGTAGTAAAGAACGTCCAAATTAAAGCCATGCACGGGTCAAGAAATGCTTTATTGAATTCATCACTATATACGTCATAGCCCATGTCAGTGAAATAATCGTACATAAAGCCATACAAATCGACTTCTGCAATTTCCAATTGAATGTTAGGCCAATACCGCTTATGGGTGCGAAGGACGAAACGCCAACGATCCGGACGATCATAGTGATTCTTCATTTCAGAAACACAAGTGATAGCCCAACTATAACGCTTGCTTTTCTTGTCATCTTTACTGATAGGCTCAAAACCTTCGTCTTCGTTGATCTTTTGAATCGTATGGGCCCTAGATGCTTCTTTATCCCTACGATCATCGTCAACCCGATATGCAAGAACCAAATTCCTATGAGTCACGTAAGGTTCAATAGTTTTCTGCTTGCCATTGAAAATCTCAAATCCCTTGCGGCATTTGGCCCTTGACGAAGACCTAAAGTAGGTAACCGGAACTTCAAGTTCGTTAATATCACCGTTCCAATTTTCATTGTTAGCCCACATCTTACGTTCAGCTAAAGAAATTTCAGCATTCAGAGTGTGCTGGGCATTGATACATATATACTTTTCAGTTTTAGGATCGTACATGCAATAAATTGTTGACATGAATTCTGCTTCAAATTCATTAGGATTAAGAATAGTAGCAACCCAATTAGGATCCAATTCACGCTGAATGTCATCATCAATGACAATATTTTTAACCTTTACATCTGCAAAGCAAACTCGATTCTTACGGTCAGGCATTGCACGACGACCTGACGCAATATCTTCTTGCCACTTTGCCATAGTAGCATGATATTTTGTATTTTTAGGGTTTTGTAATTCCTCATAACGTTCAGCAGCAGTTACGCTAACAAACTCCCCCTTCTTACGTTTGAGGGCATGAATTGGCTTTTCCCCGGTAGCAGGGACAAACTGAAAAGTAAACGGGAAATCAGTCATGTTAATCGTTCCTTACTCGTTAATATATACATATAATACACAATAACGTAGCAGTTGTCAACCTTTTTTATCCAAAAGTAAATAAACTCATCGGTGAGGGGATAGGCTCCTCAGGCTTTTTTGAGAATACCATAATGCCTTCATCTGTGTTCAAGTCAACTTTAGCACTTGGTCTAGTTATGTTTTTCAATGTGAGTGTTTCTACATAATGAAAGCCTAAACTTTCTGCAATGGCTCTTGTATCAGCACATAACTTATAGTCTAGAAAATCTTTAATGTTGATTAGCATCTTGCCATCATCAACAAGGTACTTGTTGATGTTTTCTATTGTGGGTCGTAGATACGTATCTAGCCATTCTTGATATGTAGTGCCAGGCTTAAACGACTGGTCACCTATTTTATAATCTTCAAGATTGAAGTACGGAGGACTACTGAACGCTACGCCGATGGTGTTTTCCCACTCCGGGACAAATGTTTGAGAACCATGACACCGAATGTCATACTTTGCAGATGTACCATTTACAGTGTTGTAATCAGTAGCCATTTGATTGAGGCGTTCTACTAACATAGTATTCGGGTCAGTGCCGTAATACTCAACATTGTTTCTTAATGACGAAAGCATTCTAACGCCCCAGCCACAAGAGAAGTCATAGTATTTACCGTTGATATTATACCTAGATAGAATAGAGTCAACTGACTTGATTGGATAATTAGACGGCTTCATTGCCACACCACCACCACTAAGACGCAACGCCGCCTCAAAGTTCTTGATATCTGAATCGGTCTTCGGATATACTTTATCGCTAGAAAGTACCCTACTCCAAAAGTATCTAATCAAGTCTATAGATTCAAATACTTCTTCAATAGACCAGCGCGGAGACTCTAGCTTCACTTTAGCCATGAGGTCTTTTACGTAGTAACTATTTATGGTACTTATAACAGTACCGCCATTATATACTGATTCTAGATTTTTCTTAACCAAATCAAAATCAGGCTTTTCGTAATACGCAGCCTTCAATTGCAAGCACTTATCTTCTGGCAAGTCATACCAATGGTCGGTATTGAGGGTTTTGCCTAAATGAGTGATTTGGTATTTTTTATTTTTCATGTCAGCTAACTTCTGTAAATCCATTACCTAAATCACGCTGCTGAATGACACGCATTTCTGATTCACGATTGTCTGGATCAGCCTGCTGTTGCTCATACACTTCAAGTGCAATGTTGCGGCATACAGTTTGGAACCAGCGATCAACAATCTGTGCATCTGTATCATCAGCACGAATCTTGTAGCCTTGCTTAATCAAGTTAGCTACAAACTTATCATTCCAGTCAAGTTCAAACGAACCGTTGTTAATGTCACCCGGATCGAGTTCAACACTTAGAATAGAAATATAGGGTTCCCCGGCTAATGTTGCCTTCTCTTTAGGAGTTAGCTCAGGCTTCTTAGCCCTAGGTGTCTTCTTGACTTCGGGTTCTGGCTTAACTTCTTCTGGAGCAAACCACTTCTTAATTTTATCAAACATGTTTTTACCTCTGTATAGTATATATCTGCTTCTTACCGTCAGTCATGATGACCGTACCATCAATCCACTGCGGGGGAGTACGATTAGACCAGCGAAGCAAGTCAGTCTTTCCGTAATTGTAATAGTTGCGATAGTTGGTAATTGGGTCTAAGCTAACAATGTACTGCTTATCCATACAAGATGGCATCTTAGTCATTACATTAGATTGCTTGATATTCTGTGGAGAATCTTTGAGAATGTCTTTTAGCTTATCAATAGTAAGGTGAGTACGACCATAACGATGGGTATACTCACGACCAAGAGCCAAAAGATGATCATACAACCAATCGTAGTTAGCAGAGTTTTCACGAACCCAAACTGCTGAAGGATGATTAATATGAGTAGCAGAATACATAATAGCGTCAACATTACCTGATAACCTCCAACGTTTAGCTTTGCGACCAGACTGTGATTGTCCTACATACTCCTCACCGTCAATAACACGATGGGCAGTAGAAAGCAATTGAGCAGTCTCTAGAATCATTTTAACTACATGGCGGTCAACCATGTTACGAGCAGCGACCTGAGGGTCATCATCTACATAGAATATATTCATTCTTTCACACTATCACCCTTTACTACCAATGTCAAGCCTTAATAAGTCTTCGATGGAATACATATTAACTAGGTAGTTAGAAACATCTTCCAACACGCTGTGTTCCGCATCACCGGTACGACGAGGACCAATCTTGATGTCGATTGCATCTTCGTTGTTAGCATACAGAATCTTCTCGTTCACCTTCTCAAAGATGTCTACCATTTCCTTAACAGTATGGCCTACCCCATGTCCCAGGCACTCAATCTGATTTGCTGGTTTTTCAATTGCTACCTTAAGTGCATAGCAAATTTCATCAACGTGTACATAATCACGAACACAGGTGCCGTCTGGTGTATTGTAATCATTACCAAAGATAGTAAACTCTCTAGTATCAATTGACTTCATAAGATTGTACATCAGACCGTCTGGATTAGTGGGAGCATAACCCGAGGTACCGATTACATTGTAGAATCTAAAGATTGTATATGGTGTTTCACGATGTTTGGTGCAATATTCCTTGACCACATCCTCTGCTGCCCTCTTACTAATACCATATGCACTCTCACATAATTCAGCAGCGCCAGTAGAAGCAAAGATGAAGTTTGCAGTCTTGATCCGATTGACTACATTCATTGTGCCATTCACATTTGTAATGTAATACTGAATCGGAATCTGCTCACTTTCACCCACGTTGACAAGAGCAGCTAGATGGACTACTGTATCGTATTCCTCATCTAGTGCAATTTGACGATTGATGTCAATCTGATGAAACTTTTTAACAGGATGCCGAGGTTCACGAACATCTAGTCCGTGAACTTCATATTCATTTTCAAGTAACTTACAGAGGTGTGAACCAATGTAGCCTGAACAACCAGTAATTAAAATCTTTTTCATATCAAAACTCAAATAGCCCCATACCAGTTACTTCTTCTTTAGGTTCAAATGAAGGGTCCTTAGTCAACCAAGTATCCTTGTCAGTATATATTACTCTAAACTTGTGTTTGTTTGCCAACACCGATCTGATATCGTCAATACAAATGACGCGCCGCCCCAAAGCAGCAATAAAGTCAGCATATTTAACTGTAGTCTCATCGCAAATCTTAGCAGTATTGGTATTGGACTGCTTAGATTCAAACTCGTCAAGGCAGTGATTCCACTTATGGAATACTGCTTCTTCGTGAATATTAAAATGTTTTACTGAATCGTAAGCAGCATACCATGATTTGCTAGTAGGATATTGATTATATGCAGCTTTAATATCTTCTGCCATATTGCGCTTACTTGTAGTAAAGAATTGTGTGCTTGGGAAGTTCTGCGTCCAGCGTTGATTAATTAGTGCAAATGTTGGGAGTTGAATCATTTGCTCATAGAAAGCAATACCGTAGCTTTCTACAGTACTGGGATTGAATGCTACTCGGCAGCTTGTGATGAAGTCTACCTTCTTTTGGCCAATGACGCTTACAGCAATTTTATAGTCAACACCGATCTTCTTCAATCGTTCTTCAAACTTCTTAGCCCCGTTTGCATTAGTCATCACACGAGCGGGCAGCTTAGTCTGTTCAATCAAGTCGAGATAAAGTTCAGGATTCTTACCCTCTTCCCAACGTCCAATGAACAGAACGCCTTCACGGTCATTGTCATATTCTTGAAGCAGCCCTTTCTCCGGAAGAGGAATGGGAAGATGGACAGCATTTTCAAAATGCAATTTATTAAACATGCTTTGTGTGCCAATCGTGACACCGGGCATACGTAACTGTAGCCGCATCATGTCGTTAACACTATCAAGAAACGGATTCTTAGTATCCTTGAAGATTTGACTTTCCAAATGCGTGTATGCGATAGTTTGAATAAACTCAGACAATCCTAGGGTAGAGATTACTTGAACCGTCTCATAAGTGTTACAAACAAATGCATCATAGATATTAGTAGTTAGTGCTTTAATCGTTGCGTCACGAAAGTTAGCCATGCGCTCATAGCAATAGCTATCCTCATACATAAAGATAGCACTGTGATCTGTATACCTCTGCGGATCAGATGGATAAATAATATTGGCATTGAGTTCTTTAATAAACTCATCAGCAACGCCCTGAGGACTCTTATCAGTAATAATATCCACATAGATTCCGTGACTATCCATCAGTTCACAAAAGCTTTTTGTGAACTGTCCAATACCACCATGCGGAATTAAAGTCTGTGAACTGACAAGAAATCCTATTCGTTTCATCCCTGTAACCTTAACTTAATATATTCGTACTTATTATACCAGCGGTCTTCGATAGAGCTGCCATGCATTTCGTGATATGTATGACGAACACGGTAAGAAAATTTAAACCAAATATTTTTATGGCTTGAATTACACTTACGAGGCAACAATGATAATCTATATTTGGTAGTATTAATGCCGTAGGGTATCGGTTCGTTTACCCAGTCAATATCGTCTTGTGCTGTTTTCAGCATAAATCCCATGTTAAGTCGCCCAGGCATTCTTAAACAAAGGAACCTGTAGACGATCACTATAACGAACACCGTTCTTCATGGCAAGGTCAGCGACAGTGCGATTATTAAGATGGTAAACACTCTCAACACCTCCTACGGGCATGAAATAAACATTACCTACAAACCCTGCATCACGATATTGTTCAACTGCTGCTAATGCTTCTTTAGCATCATCTTCTGTTGCGATAACAAACTTAAGATATACGTGACCTACGCTTTGGTAGTCAACTACTACCTGAGGCTTAATGGCATCTTCTGCCTTTTCACCTGAACAACTCAACTTAGCACTCACACTAAATGTAATTTCACGATCACGATTAGCTGATCCATAGCCCGGCTTGCCGCCATCCCACCACCATTGTTCAAGATAGTCAAAGAGTTCAGGATGCAATGGCTGCGTACCATTAGTTTCAAAAGTAATCTCGTGAAGCTGCTGCATCTTAGGGTGACTTAGGAGTTCTGGGTAGGCTCGTTGCCATCCGAGGAGTGGTTCTCCTCCTGTGATGACGAGGTGTTCTTCGCGCCATTCTTTAAACGGTAGTAGTTCCATAATGTCGCTGACAATAGTATCAACATCCCTGCTGGGAGAAAGATGCTTGAAGCGAGGATCCCAGGATGCGTAGGAATCACATCCTGTAGTGACGAGCGGGAGGGTACCATATTCTTTATAGTCTTCTGGATTGACTGCTTCTCTTTCACTTGATAATTCACCTTTTGGCATGCCGAATCCGGCGCATTTGAAATTGCATCCATATGTTCTAAGGAAAACAGACGGCACACCCATGTACCGACCTTCACCCTGGATGCTGTAGAACAATTCACTTAGTTTGATCTTTGTCATTTTCTTCTTTGTCTTTCACAATCCAGCCGTGATATTTAGGATCAATGCCGTGCTTTTTTCTAAATTGATATCTGTCATCTTCTAGTACCCACATTCCATATAAAAACATAGATGCCACTACACAGAATACAACTATAGCTATAACACTAATTACGTCCATTGTCAATCATCCTTTCTACCGTTTTATCGGTATGTGCTTAAGTTTCCTAAAACGATGCTATCGTTTGAAAAAATATCATCACTTAAAATTTGTTTTAGTAAGATAACATCTGAGTCATCAAGCGACATTTCTAAGAATTTTTCGTCATTTAAATGACCCCACTGTGCAATCATACTAAATGAAATATTTTTTAAAGTATCCAATGACGATTGCCACTGGGCGTACTCTTTTATTTCGTGGTAATTAGCCTTTTGCACAGTAAAACTTGTTTGCCAATTATATAGATTTGGAAAATCACCCCGACGAATCTTTTCATTAAGCAAAGATAAGTTTTCTTTTAGTCTACTAATGTGACCGTTTTTTCTGACTATTGCATATGTTTCCTGAGAAACTGCATCAGTGCTGACTACAATTCTACATATATTTTTCCAAAGAGGTTTTATCTTTCCCCAAACTTCTTCGTTCATCAACAGTCCGTTAGTCATTAATTCAATCTTTAAATTTTCATTAAATCCTAAACTACTCAATTCCTGCAGGTATGCCCAAAAAGTAGGGCTTGCAAAAGGATCAGATGAACCTGATATCTGCAACAACACTTGCTCATTTTGATTAAGGAGATAGTAAACTAATTCCTTAACTTTAGCGTGGATTTTATCAAGTGTTGTGTTTTCCCCCATCTTAGTGAATTGCAAACCGGGTCGGCAACTAGGACATTGTAAGTTGCAAGATGAGTCATAGCTAAACCCAATGTTAAACGGAAATGCAGATAAACTAGCTTCATAATTTTCAGAAGGAACTATCAATGGATGATAATCATTTCCACTAAGTAAATTTGATAACATTGGGCAATGATCATTGCAATGCGTAAACTTTCCTTTAGACATATCTTCTATGATTGACATTCGAGTTATATTGTTAAATATCTCCTCTACAGAATCAGTCAATATGTTGCCGCAAAATTTAGGTAGCCAGGTAAAACAGCATATTGATACTGATCCTGTGGCATGAATTTCAATATATTTACCGGGTCTAATGCACCCAAAATCTTTTAAATAAGAGGTTGGCCTTTCATAAGCAGATTCAGGGCGCAGTAAAAAATTCATCCTTTCCACCATTCTTCCCAAGGGAACACAATCCATTGAGGGTCTTCTGCTTTGTTGATGCTTGTTCCAAAATAATTCACTTGAAATGGACTTGCATCATTATCTACTATTACAGCAAAACGAACAGTGTCATTCCAAACACTATTCCATGCCTCAATCTCATTTGGTAGGCAACCGGAAGCCCAATCTTGTTTAATCCAATTGAGAGTAGCACCGGTATCGTTAATATCATCTACGATAAGAATATTCTTACGCAATGATGGATCGCTAGTTGCTTCTCCTTCTGGTCGCGGGAATGCAGATGCCTGAATGTATCCATATGCATCTTCTGCCATCCAGCAGTTAGTTTCGCACTCGCCACCGTCACGCAAACTGACTTTAAGAGTCTCCATCGGAATGTTGAGATAATGACTAATCTTTAGAGCAGGATTAAGTCCGCCCCTAGTAAGACCGACAACATAATCAGGCATCCAGTTATCATTGTTCATTTGACGAATGATATCATGGATCATGCCATCAATCTGTTTGTCAGTGTAATATACTTTCTTAATCATATAATCTCTCCATCAAACCGGTTTCACCTTTACGCAACTCTGATTCGATAAAGTCTGCGAGAGATTGGGTTGATTTATTATCACTTATCCGAAATTCACGAACCTTATCATGTAACTCTTGAGTAGTGTACATACTAAATAGCGGGGAAATACTAGTCATATAATCTCTATCATTACTACTTTGTTAACCATTCCAATGCCTTATAACGTTTACTATGAGAAAAATATTTGCAAGTACAGCTTGAAAGACTAGGAAAGTGCGAATCCAAGCAACTTTATCAGATTCGGCATCACAATCACTAGCCTTCTCGCCTAGTGCCTTAAACCAGATTCGTTTTAGCATATTCATCGTAACTCATTACCTTGAATGGTGCTGCATCCTCAGTCCAAGGATCAATAACATAGATAATTGCTAATTCACGGGCTTCATCTTCTTCTTCAACATCAGCAAAAATGTTGTCGTTTTTATCTAGTACAAACCAGTTACTCATCCTAGCAAATCTTCATTCCATTCACGATGACCTTCACGGAAAGCCATGTTGCTCTGTGTCTCGCGGATTTCTACACGATAGCACCAGAGTCGTTCAGCTTCACCCTTACCCCAATGGTCGGGGATATAGACACCGTTGATAAACTTGTATACCATATCAGCAAGTGCTTCACAGCCAGTTGCAGGAATGATAGTCAACTTTGCCATATTACGCTCTTGAAGCAGCTTGAACACATCCATATCAGGATCATCTTCTGCAACAAGAAGTGTGTGGTCGAACTGGTCTTCAAGAATTGCCTTCAAGTCCTTTAGACCACCATAGTCTGCACACCAGTTTCGTGCATCTAGTGTATCAGCACCAAAGTATACCTTGATAGTAAATGAATAGCCATGAATGTTATTGCAATGACTGTCGGCGCGCCATTGACGATATGCACACGGAAACGAATCGTGATATTCTTTAGTACTTGTATACTTGTAACTTACTGGTTCATATTTTGTCATCTTTATTCTCCTTTAGATGACACGCAGAATGTTTATAGTGGGGATGAGTGTCAAAGACCACTGTTAATAAGCATAGCGGCGATTGATGTAGTCAAGAGTATCCTCAACTTCACTAAAGCCTTCAGCATTATAAATTTGATTTAATTCAAGACCATGGTCCTGATAACCTTCTTGAAGCAAATACTGATAATAGTTGCTCGGAGAAGCATAGTCAAGTCTATCGCCGATCATTTGATAAATCATTGCTTTATACGTTTTGTTATTGATTTGAACATCAATATACTTCTTGCCATAGAAAGTTGGAAAGCCCTCAAGCATATCAAGAGCCACTTCACAATCATCAGTAATGTCCCACATAACAGTCTGTAATGTATCACCGACACTTACTTCAATGTCAGCAACACCACGAAACACTAGACGATGGTCTGGAATGTCAACTCGTCCAATACTGATGGAACCAGGACAGCGTAAAGCCATCTGATCAATGTTGGTATTCATGCCGTAACTTAGATATAACACCGGTTTCTCTTTCTATTAATAATTTACTATATACTATTTAAACACCGTTGTCAAGTAAAATCAAACCTCAAACACCATTCTGATATTGCCATCTAACCAGTCATCTAAGCACTCAGAAACGAAATTCTCTAGCACTAGAAAATTCAAATCGATTGTTGATAGTTCCTGATCAATGTATTCTTCAATTTCTTTTGGGGTAGGAGTTGTGGTTCCAAATAAGTCGAGTCTTTCGGAATCAGTAGTATGTTCAATCATACGACCCGCATTCATCGCTAGCATTCCTCTCCCACCGGATTGTATAGTGCTTGCAAACAACTCAACCCGACGTTTGAACTGTGTAAGGCTAACAAAATGGATAGCATTAATTGAAAATGCACATTCAAATTCTTGATTATGAGCAGCGGCAAACTCATCGTTGAATTCTCCCTTCTCATCACACTGTGCTGTGCTGGGATCAATGCCGTATATGTTAGGCATAAATTTCCTAAAAATATTAAAACCACAACCTATATCCATGATTTTGGTTGGGTTCTTAGCTGTTGCTATATCCAAATAGTAAAAAGGAACACATGAAAAAATACTAGTGCATAGGTTTTGTCTAGGGGTAGCAAAATTAAAATACTGTAGATAGTACTCCAGCAGGCTGTCATATTTGGACGATTCTAGCTGGTAAGAAAAATCATAAAACAAAAACGTAGAAGGTCCTGATACCTCATAAATTTTTGTTAGATAGTGTTGTTCAACTATTTCTTTACATTTTTCTTTATCGTATGGATTAATTGTTAACTTGCTCATTTAAATCTTCCTATTGTTAGTACACCGAACCGATACATTGAGTATTCACACCCAATTCTATTTAGTACTGTTTCGGCAAGCTTCACCATTTTTACACTGTTACCACAAATGACGGTAAGTGGAAAACTGTCCTGATTCATCAGAACAAAGTTCTCCACAAGAGCATCAACATCTTGATGCCTCACCCCATGTAAGTCTAAGTTACATCTTTCCATACAATTTGTCAAGCATTTTCTTTGCCTGAGGATATGAAGTCATTGCGTCAACTGTTTCATCAACTTCGTCTAACCGAGCAATCATTTCCTCAGTAGTTTCCTTTTTGTAAACGGGAAACTTATATGCATTAACCGGAACAGTGAATGAGAAGTTAATATTCCTCAACAAATCTTCGTACTTCTTGTTAGGGTCCTTAGATTCCATCTTTGTTTCTTTCTGCTTCTGCGACACGCTTACGTAGATTGCTACTACTAAAGCTGTGGTCTCTACCATTGAATACGATATCGATATCACGGGCATAACATTCTTTACGCCCGGTAAAGTCTACATCTTCATATTCTATACCCAGTATACGACAATCTAGGGGTAATGTCAAGAGTAAATCGACCAAATCTTGTTCAGTTTGGTAAATAACTACTTCATCGACAAAGCGACAGGCACTAAGTTGAATCTGTCTCTCTACGATTGACTGGATAGGCTTGTTCTTTGTATCCGGTCTATCAATAGTTGGGTCAGTCTGTAGTCCTGCAATCAAATAGTCACAGTGGTTCTTAGCTTCTGCTAACATAGCAATGTGACCTGCGTGAAGCATATCAAACGTACTAAAGGTAATACCGATAGTTCGCCCTTGCTCTTTGAGTTGCTTAATCTTATTGAATATCATTATTTCTTCAACTTATTCCAAATATATTCTTCTTCGGATTCATACACTACGTAGCGCATAAAGTTATCGTCTCCCATGTATGTTTCTACACGATAGGAACCAGGGAATAAACTTTCACGATTTGTTAGGTTTCCTGTATTATCTAGAAATGCCGGCATTGGCATTGCATTAGCGTAAACTTCCTTCACTTGCTTATTACCTCACTGTCAGTTGGCTTAAATTTCAAATAATAGATAGCCATAATCAACCATATCATCGTCATCAGTGCGAGTGCAGCACCGGCGAACAGTGATACCCATTGTTCTAGGTGCCAGTAGAAATATACATTCCAAACACCCCACGTAGCCCAAAAGAAACTTGAAGGCCAATAGGTGCCCTTCACCGTCTTGTGCTTGTATAGTACGATAATGTTAATTAACGCTGCTACAGCACCAAACGCTTCAAAGCACCCATTGATTATATCTGGTATGTTCAACACTTACCCATTCGTGCAATGCTAAGAAACTCTGCACGAGCAGCAGGGTCAGTCTTGAATCCACCACCGAGCTTAGTAGTTACAGTCGAAGAACCTGTGTCCTCAACACCACGTGACTTAACGCAATAGTGCTGGGCATCAATCATGACTGCAACGTTTTCAGTTTCAAGAATGTAGCAAAGAGCATGGAATACCTGTTCAGTAAGACGCTCTTGAATTTGTGGGCGCTTTGCAAAGTATTCAACGATACGATTAATCTTTGAAAGACCAAGCACCTTTTCATTGGGTACATACGCTACTGTAGCAAGACCATCAATGATAACAAAGTGATGTTCACAGTTAGATTGTACGTTCACGTTACGCTCTACGACCATTTCATCGTAGTTCATCTTGTTCGCAACAGTTGTACACTTAGGGAATGCATCATAGTCAAGACCCCAAAAGATTTCGTTGACATACATCTTAGCAACACGCTTCGGCGTATCCATAAGACTGTCATCTTCTAGGTCAAGACCCAATGCTCTCATAATGCCATTGAAGTGTGCTTCAATAACCTCAATCTTTTCTTTGCGGTCTAGTGAGTTGTCTTTAGTGGGAGTTTCAACACCCATCTTGACGAGGTGTTCGTGAATCTTTTGACCCAATTCGGGGTCGGTTTTAGTTTTGTTATAAGACATATTTGTTTCCTTCCTTACACGGATATGTTAATGTTGTTTGTAACCTTTGTGTTACATTCTTATTTATCAGTACTTCGCTTCACGAGTATGTTTTCTGTAGTCGCTGCTAATACGACGATACTTCTCGCCCTTACCCTCAAGAATGTCGCAAATACGATCAATGGTTCCATCAGTGTAGTCACTAATCTTACCCATGTTCGGATGAGCCTTCTTTAACAGTACATCCAACTTAGCTACAGCATCATCAATCGACCATGGAATGTAAAGACGCTCCGGGTCGTTTGCAAAAGTTTCAGGGAAGCTACGATACGCAGGATAGAGTACATTGCATCCCAATGCATCTGCTTCGCTTACAGTGTTGCTCACCCAGTCTTGCAATGCACAGTTGAACACAACGCGGCTATCGTTAAGGATTTCGTAATACTTGTTCTTCGGGAGATTGTCATAGATAGTCAGTTTACGATTTTCAACCATCTTGTGAGTACGAGCCATATAGCTATCGTTGTTGCTCTTTAGTTCACCGCCGCTGCAAATAACAAACTCAACATCCTTGCTTGGATAGCGTTCGTGCCATGCTTCAATCAAGTCCATATAGAAGTCAGGCTGTTTCTCTTGATCCCATCGTGCTGAAAAGACAACACGCAAACGACGATCATTGAAAGGTTTAATCTTACCACCAACACGCTCAATAACCTCACTCTTACCGAATGCAAGTCCTGAGATATTGTAGATTGGAGCTTCCCAGCCTGCAATCTTCATATGTGCAACCATTTCTTCGTTAGTTGCAAGAATTCCGTCTGCAAACTCATTGACCATCTTCTCATATAGTCCCATCCACTTATCCATGCCCCAGACATGAACAAAGTCATCAGGGTCAATAGATTGTGCAAGACAACGAACAAAGATACGCGGCATGTTATCCTCATCGCACTGGTCAATGATATAAGGCAATGATTCAATACCCGGCTGAAACATATCTTCAAAGTAAATAACGTCTTCACTAGTGACTTCACCTTGCTGCATCATCTTGACGAGGTTCATCATCTGACTCATACCAAAGTATGAACGACCATGTGCATCAAGAACCTGACCAGTTACAATCTTCTGACTGTTATCAAGTGTCTCGCCCGGGACGTACACAACGTCAATACCGCGCTTTTCAAAGACACGGCGATTCCAATCAGTAAGCTGTAGTGTGTAACGAGCGTTGTACGCTTCAAGTCCCATGTAAAATAGTTTACGCATATTATTTTCTTTCTATATCTTCTTCAATACATTCTTCGCCGTATTGTATTTCAATAATCTTTAACGGCTTATCTGTTTCGTTAGCTAATCGATGCCATTGATTGGCAGCAATATTAATACTTCTAAATTTATTATACACACCATCTAGTTCTTCATCTGAACTACTATTGATAGTATACACTGTTGCTGTGCCTTCTGCAACAAACCATAGTTCCAAACGATCATTATGTCGTTGCATACTTAAAGATTGTTTAGGCTCAACTGTAAGTTCTTTAACCTTAACTTCTTTTCCGTTCTCATGAAGTATGCGATAATAACCCCATTGACGTTCTGTTTTAGGAGCTTTCCATTCTTCAAGAATCCAACTAGAACTGTTAGCTTTATCTTCTCCTCCGACTCCGAACACAAATTCAAGATTATCATCTTGCATGTCCATTTCTGGAATATTATTTGGGGTGCGATCACCGCCGTTCGCAAAAATAATCTTGTACTCGGGGTATACTCTACGAGCCCAAGCTATAGCGTCTTTAGCACTTCCGTCTCTGTCATCAAACGGAATAGCGTAATCTGCATACTGCAATGCATCGATGATTGCAAGCCGATCTTCGAAAGGCATGAATGACCGGCCCTTTTTACGGGCCAGCCACTCATCACTGTTTACGCCTACAATAAGAATATCGCCAAGTTCACGGGCGGCTTTAATATAACTTAAATGTCCACTATGCAGCGGATCGAACCCGCCCGTAACGATGACAACCGTTTTAGGCACGACCCTGATCTTTGAGTCGAGACAAATCAACTTCCCATTGATTCTTTACTGGCTTACCTGAAATGAACTTTTGGAACTGTCGGTAAACATAGCTCCTACCGTTATAAAGGTCTGCTTCATCAAAGCGATAACCATGATCGCGGCAGAAGATGCGGTACTTGTCCAATTCATCAAAAATCATGTTGACGCGGACATTCGACTTGATAGTATTCTTTGCCATTTTTAATCCTTAAATGGTGAGTAATTGATAAGGTTTAGTTGTGTTGTAATAAATCGTAGCACCGTTCTCACCATCTTCTGATACAGTGATTTCAATGTCACGATTGGGATAGCGACTTGCGATAAACTCATATAGATCATCGCAAATCATTTCACAAGACTTGTGATCAAGTTGCATCACTCCAGACTTGAAACTATTTTCAAGCCATCGTTTGAACTGAATAAACTCAATGTCACGGTCATTGTGAGTTACCTGAATCGCCACTGTAAAATGAAAGATGTGACGATGCGGGAAACCTAGGAAACTAACGTCATATTCGTCGCTAGTTGCCAATTTTGGATCGGTGTCTGCACCGGGATATTTGTGAATGCCCTCACGCTGAAACGTAACCCAAATCATACGTTTTGCAACGTCTTTGATTCGTTCACGTTTATCAGCCTGAGCTTGTAAGATGTTTATTTCTGATGTCATTATGTTCTCACTATAACACTATATTGCACGGAATACAATTGTTTTGGTTAATTAAGAATTAGAAGTTCCGTTATTAGATCATCGCCGTCTTCAATGATATCATCAACTTCGGGATCGTCGTTTACTGTTTCATCCATGCTGAAAAGCTGGTCAAACATAGTATGAGCATTGATAGTTTTTTTACCAGAGAAGCCTTGCCCAGCCTTCATTTGCATCCAAAACTTACTGTATTGTTCAATTAGCTCTAGACTTTGTTGACGATCCTTCAGTGAAAAAATCTCATCAACAATGTCCGAGAAGTTAAGATTACCGAGAGGATCCATTACCATCTTTGGCTTTATACCCTGCTCATAGCGACGATTAGCTTCCTGCACAGCAGACATATGCTGATAGACATTGTGTGCTTGCAAAAGAGTATACGACAGGGTATCCCAAGATGTCTTAGTTTCTTTGCCATGCTGTCCCAAGAAACCCTGACCACGATAGCAAAGGTCCTTCATTAACATCATATCAGTCACTGGACTGTCAGTGAAGACTTTATGAATATTGTCAGCCAGTACACCGTCACTAAACTTACGATTGTCATTGGCATAGCTCTTGTTTTCAGCAGTCTTTTCCATTGCATAAGTCCACTTAGTGTTATGCTCAAACGTATTATTGTTATACGCAAGACCCTTAGCAGCAGCAAAGAACGGGCTAGCACAGTCAAAAGTAATCTGTAGCTTAGGATTATGGTGCTTACGAATAGCTCTCTGAATGTCAGTAAAGAGAACAGCGTACTCCATGATAGAAGTACCAAGACAGTGAATAAGGTCATGCTTGCCTTCTTCCAAGAAGCCATCGTGAATGATACCCACAAGACGCTTAAGCATCAAGTGAATGTCAATCTTATTTTGACCACCGAATGCCCAACCGTTAAATGCCTTATCACCATACACATTAGTATCGCAATACTTCTTCATTTCTTCGTACCATGCATCTGATTGACCATGATTACGACCCTGCAATACGTTTAGAAACTTACATCGACCATCACGGTTAGCAACGAAATATTCATTATTAATATGAGTAGCAGTAATTGCTTCTTCAATCGTACTAATACCATGTGCTGACTTGCCGGTCTTCTTATCAAGAATATGATAAGTTGTCAATGACTGTGATGGAATATCAAGGCACATGCCATAGTCCATGTATTCATCCATCCAAGTAAGAACTTGTTGACGCTTCTTCATAGCACGGGGACAGTTAGGGTCCTTCCAATCAGCAGGCCACTGACACTTGAGAATCTGGAATCCACCAGAGTCACCTAACATAAACGTATTCTGGCGATCACGTTTACGAATGATCGATTCATTATGATCATTCTTCGTAATGTCTAAGTTTGCGTGACCAGCAGAATACAGACCCCACTTGTAAGTATACAACCCTTCCTTCTCGTTAAGAAAGTTTAGCTTCTCAACATCACCGTTGAATGCAGCAGGGATTCTTGCCGGGTCAAAATATTGTTCACCTTCACGCTGCTTACCTAAGCCGGCGATGAAGAAAGACGAGACTGCTGGCAAAAACAACGCCCAATCTGGGTTGTGCGATGCTGAGAGATTTATTTGTTCCATAACTTGTTCCGATTATTTACGTATGTTCTATAGCTGTCAAGTACCGCTAGACTAGCTTCTCGCCCGGTGAATGTTTTAATCTGCTCTAATGCAGTAAATGAATCACCTTGTTCTTTGTAGATATCTCTATACTTAATCAATAACACCCGGCTTTTCAAGTCTTCTGGGACAATACTAGGGTCACAAAACTTCCAAAAGTATTCATATTCAGCAGGGCCCAGTCGGTGTTCGTATAGGTAAGTGAGGTTGCGCTGCACTTCTTCTACAGTGACAGATTCGTTTTCGTCATCACTTTTCTTAATGCAATTCCACGCCACTTCCAGTATATCAGCATCATCCATGATGATTAATACTAGTTTAGTGTTTGGTAGGGCAGAGCGCAACTGATCATAGTCCGGATATACATGGGTCTTAACTAGCCCAATTTTATCAAAGCTAAGTCCAGTGAATAAGTTTGGTGTATTGCAGTCCCCGTATTCTGGATGATGCCATGATTGTTCCCAAGGACTTTCTAGATGTGCAGAGTTTTTTTGAGTAAGTAAAACTCCTTCATCCTGTTCATTAATAATTCGCCATACTATGGTTGAAATGAACGAACCAGAAGTACCATGCATAAATGATACAACATAAGATTCTTCTGTGTTATCCAATTCTAAGTCCTATTTTACTAACGTTTGAATCATCTTGATCTTATGGTCAAGAGCTTTCTTCTGCTCAACTAGGTCAGCAATAGTCGAATTAGATTCAGCTAGTATATCAAGTTCTAATTCTTCATGCTTCTTCTTGATGGCCCAATCAAGAGCCATTTCAGCATCGGGAGTTAAACCAACACTAGCATGGCTAGTGCTGATTTCAATCCATATATTTCCGTCATACGCTTCAAGTCGCTGCATTTGGGTGTTAAATCTAACATCTCCAACATTCATATAACCTGAACTAGAGTTGATATATGTGTGTGCAGGCATTCCGCCGTTGACCATCACATATCTACCAGCTCCGCTGACCGTCCGCAACATTACTTAGCCTGTGCGGGCAACAAGTAAGTCCAGGTGGCAAAACCGCTGTCAACAACGATTTCGGCTGCGCCTGCGTCAGCAAAGCGAACAGTCTTCTCACCAGGGAGATCCATGATTGCAAGGAAGACCTTAACAGGCCAGTTCCAAGGCTTGGACAATGTGCCGCCGACGCCCGGCTGGAAGACAAAGTTACCAGAGTGAGTCGAAGGATCACCAAAGAAAATCTTAAGATCACCGTTGTCAGTTTTAGTAGTGAAAGTAAGTTCTTCACTGTTAGCCGAAGCCTGCTTCTTAAGACGCTGAATGCCATCAACTGTTGGAGCAAACTGAACATCCCAATTAGTACCGCGGAACGAAACAGACTTAACCTTATCTTCAACAATATTCTTTGCCATTAAGCGATAGTCGTTAACGAAATCGCCTGTTGCAGTTTCAAAGTGAATAGCAGACGGAATCTGAGTTCCGCCATCATCCTTAGTAGCAACGTTGATGATAGCGTTGTCATCGTACAAGTCATCAAAGCTAAGAATGGTCTTAAGCTTAGTCAAGTTAGGCATACCAAAGACGCCCTTGAATTCAGCAATAGGAGCGTTAAGAATGCCAGTTACGACAACTGAACGATCATCAGCATACGCAGAAACCTTAGTTTCAGCATCAGTACCGTCAATCTTTACGAGGTCAACCACACCCAAACCCTGAGTGTGCTGGATTAAATCAAGCAAATAGTCTTTCATTGTGTTTCCTTTATCATATTTAGGTTTGTATTATGTTTATTATAGTGGAATATTTTACTTTTGTCAATGGTTTGTTTAACCGAAACTGAATAATTCATCAAACATACTGTTCGTGTTGGTATCACTTCTAATGTCCCATTTAAGGACACCTAAGAGATTGTCAATCTTCTCATCGACTAGCTTACGTTCCATGTCTAGATCATCAAACGGAAGATCAAGGAACCATTGCGGAAGTCTAAGTTCATCTGTGGGATACGCAACATTAGTTAATCCGAGAGGGTTGTCCTTCAGTGAACAAACAATGACCTTCATACCATCAACAATCTTTTGACTGTATTGGTCACCATTCATTTTTCGTAAATAGTTGTAGTTAATGGCTGCTCTTGCGTGTCCGACCGCACATTTACCAGTCTTCTCAAACTTGACAGTATGGTTAGTCAGATTGTTGACAGACTTCGGAGAACCCTTAGTCCAACTATCTTGCTCAGAAAGCCACTTCTTGAAGTCACGAATCCTTGCGATGATATCCTCACGCGGCTTACCAGCAAGAACAGACTCAAGAACTTCCATTAGAAACTCCTGAACATATTTGGGAGTATCCGCTCTCTTAAGATCGAGACCCATAGCCTTAATCTTGCCAGTCTTGCCATCCTTATCTTGACGTTTACCTTCTAAGTCAAAGATGTTAATAGCATAACGCTTCTTCGTTATAAAGAGAGTACGATCACCGATAAGTTCACGGCCAGCTTTAATCACTTCACCGTTCTTACGAGGGCAATGAAATGCTTTCTCCATAAACGAAGGGAAGCTAACGTTAGTCAACTCTGCAATTTGATCATACAAATCAATACAGGCTTCCTTTGTCCATTCAAGTTCACCGGATGTGATTTGATCTTGTAGCAGCGGGAACGCAGTGAAATAGCAAGAGTCAGTATCACCATACACAATCGCATCCCCATCATGCTGATACGTTTCTGTAATCGTTTCATTGATTTGGCTCATCATATGCTTAACAATCTGGCGCCCGGATAGTGTAACTGACTGACCGATTCGCTTATCATAGAAACGGCAGTGTTCGTTCAACAGTGCTCCATATGCTGAGTTTAGCAAAATCTTACGAACTAGCTGGCGCTTATCGTAATAATCAAACTTGTCAGTACCATATGCTTCTCTGGCTAGCTTTTGAGTTTCTTTACGCTCTGAATACCACCTAGACAATAGCCCCGGAATGATTCCTTCTTGCTCATAAGTGAAGATCGTACCGTTAGCCGAAAGAATCCAAGGGCGATGATTATCATAAATCATCTTCCAAATTTCAGCAGCAGACATTTCTACACTACGACCATCTTCGTAGTCGATAGTAAGAGTTGTTCCACGCTCCTGATTCATAATAGCAGTATATTCTAGAGACCCGAAAAGATTTTCCCAAAGAACCGCTCCAGTAACCCCGTCAGCATCGTCACCATTCTTTTTCTTACGCTTTTGTTTAGCGAGGGCGATGCTTTTTTCGTGCATGTACTGGTCAGTGAGTGTTTGTCTGACTTGTCCGACGATTGTTTCTGGGGCCATGTTAAGGGCTCTAATTGCTGAGGGGTATAGTGAGTTGATATCAACTGCTCCGACCCATTCGTGAATCCCTTTCTTCGGGACAGCAACGTAAGCACCGGCTGCTTGTTGTTCATCACCGTATACATCCTTACGCTTTTTGTCAGGAACGATGAATCCTCGTTCATGTGATTCATTATAAATTGCCATTTCAATCATTGCCACCGATCCCATAACTGTTGGTAGCAGTACAGTGTTCTCATGAGCTAGCGCATTTGCTAGTTCAAGGAACTTGAGCTTGTCGTGAATTTTGAACACCAACATTGTATCTTGTCGGTTGTATTGTACGAACGTCTTAAAGTCCTTGTTGTACAACTGATCAAGACTTCCCTCATAAGCAGTCTTACGCTCACCCAATTCATACTCACCGATTGCGTCAAGTGAATAACTGTGGCGTGATTCGTAGTTATACTTCTTATAAAGTTGCAGATAGTCCATATGAATACGACCGATAAGATCGTAAGTCTGTTCTTCCTTACCGAAACGCTCATACGTGCGAGGCTTTGGAAGCTGTCCAAGCAGACAGAACCTACGAGTATCATCCTTAGTCATGATCCGTTTAACACGATTCACGCAATAGGGAATATCGTATCCTTCTGAGTTCCAACCAGTAAGAACATCTGCGTCTTCGATGAGATCAAAGAACGTTTCGAACATTTCGATTTCGCTGCGGAACAAAAAAGTGTTTGGGAATTCACTAATTAAGTCCTGTGCAGTCTCATCACTCATATGCTTCGGGGGAATTACGAGAGTGACAAGCTGGTCAAGCCAATCCAAATAGCAAGTGATTGCGGTTACTGAATTGAACGGATCACTAGTCGGGCTATAACCTTTTTCTGGGTCAAAGTCAACTTCAATATCGAAGAAGCAAGTGTGTAATTTGGGAGGTTCGGTCCTAAGATAGTTATCAGATAGGCATCTGAATACTACATTAACATCGCTTTCAAATAGCTTCTTGCCCCTATGAATCCTACGCTCCTTCTCAAACTCGGCTTTTTTACGAGTAGAGAAACGAGACACGGAATCTCCGTAGATAGAGCGATGCTTTCCTTTAAGGTCTTCGTAATAAAGAACATAGTTAGTAGGAAATTCTTTATACTCTCGTTTACCCTCAGGAGTACGCTCTACTACGTAGATTTTATCTGCGTTGGAATCTAAGACAGCATCAATATATGACATTAACTAGTCCGACCAACGGTCTCCAGGATGTTGTTGAGTTCTTCGTTTTCTTCGTTTGTCTCATTAAGCCGTTGCTTATGAGCGATCTTGATTGCTTTCTTGAGAACGGAAGGCTTAACTTCCAGTTCTTCTGCAATTGCCTTAACAGTGTCGTTAAGACCTTCATTAAGAGTTTCGATTTCTTGAATAACCGAGATACCCTCATTAATCAACTGAGTCAACTTGACCTTAGCTTCTGCGTTAAATGTACGTGACATGTTTTCTCCTTATAGTCTAGTTAGTATAACAGACTACGCAGAAAATTCAACTATATTGGTAACCTTATTGAAAGATGTGGTGGTTTTTTTCGCCGTAAATCTTGATGTATTTACCGGCTAAGGCATCTGCCATAACTTCGATGGGTGAGCCAGGATAGCTATCACCAGGTTTAATCATACCTAATTCATGTTGACGGACATGAACTAGTTCGTGGAATACTGTTCTAAGGATATCTACTAAATTGCGATTTTTTGCGTATACCCAAACATTATCGTCTCCGGGAATATGTCCACCGGTATGATGGTTATTTTGTGCTTCGTCAGAATCCATACTTAGTTCTACCTTAGGAACCGTATTAAGATTAAGTTTCTTAGCAGTCCAAGCTACGAATTTTTCTACTTCTGAGTCAAGATTGCATTCAACATTATCACTCTCATCAAGTTTTCCATCTACCCAATGATGGGGAGTCTTTTTAAATTTATTCCTAAAAAGCTTTTCTAATGCTTGATTGGTGATTTTATGCTTTTGTGCAACCTTACGCATTAATTGATCAATGGTAGTGTAGTCGTGTTTAGCCAACGAAGGTAGTTCTTTAACTAACTCGGATATAGCAGATTCGTACATGCTTTCTCCGCCGCCATCTCCGCCCTCACCGGACGAATCATTTCCTCCGGATCCATAGTAGGAGAATCCGGGGAAAAAATACCCACGCAACGACTTTTTACTCTTGCGTTTCTTTTTACGTTCTGTTATGAATTCATTGGCTCGCATTACTATATTTATCTTAATGGATTAAGAAACTGTTCTGTTTTTTCAGTTATAATTCCAGTAAGTTGGAATGTGACTCTTGGGTGATGGCCGGCGTTTGCAGTGCAGTGTGGAATATTAGCCCAGTCGAAGCTAGTAATATCGCCGGCTCTCCACTGATTCCAATGATGATTTCCATACTCCCAAAATTGCCCCGGTTTCCAATCAGTAAGCTGGATTATTATACGCATTACTTTATTAGGATCCTCAGGATTCCACTTCTGTAATTTATCAATGTGACGGTTCCATACTTGCCCGGGCCATTGCACATGAATACGTTCCATGCAATCGGCTAAGCCAAACTGCTCAGTAATATTGTGTAGACTTTCAGGTATGTTCCAATTCAGATGCGTGATAATCATCTTTGGATCTGCCCCTACCCGTGCAATGTCATACTCTTCGGCCACCAAATCTTCACTTGGCCCCGAAATACCTTCACCCTTATATCCGCGAGTTTCCCATGTCGCTGGTCTGCTATTCTCAATTATAGCGGGTAGATCATCTTCCCAACTGTTGGTAAGCCTACCGTGATACTTGAACATATGCCAAGCATCTTCTACTATTCTAGGGTTGAAATGATAATTGCTACTCGCTACCGTTTCTTCCCAACTGCTTCTCACAACACTTTTACTCTTACATCTGCTAAACGATAGTCTTGGTGATATTCTTCCGACGGTCTAACAATTCGGCAAGCATCTGCAAGATTTACATTGTTAAATGCGTCAATCCCATCATGTCCCCATGCTTCAACAATGTCTGCATTTTGATTACTAATGATATTTGACATGGTGCGCAGGTCCTTGTAGTATGAATCGTATGTGGGGTGGGTGATGTCAAAATGACCACATTTTACCCACCAGCCCAAACAAGCATCATCTGGTCTATGCACGAGAATGAGTGGGCATTCTGGCCAGTTCTCTTTGATGAAATCAATATGATGTGAGAAGACATGGCTCTTAATAATACGAACACCTGGTCCAGAGAACGGCTTGTCAAACTCTGCTTCACATTCTTCTTTAGTGTAATCGCTTAGCTTATCAAAAAAGTCCCCAAACTCCATACCAGGATCGAAGTATGCACCCAAATGCATCAATTGTGTTTCGCCACTAGCATCGTGATAGTAAGTTCGCGCCTCGCTATAATCACTTTGATCAATAGACGGGCTGTAGTAGATATTCTTAACTATGCTACTCCACTTAGAGCCGGGCGCTCCTGCTACAAATATATATTTCATTTTAAATCCTTAACATTAATGCAATTTCAGGGGGAATCCAGGGCTCTTTCATCCGCTCAGGGTGCCATACTATCCCAGCTAATGATCCATCAGTGAATGCTTCGATATTACCTAAGTAATCTCTGCATATGATATCCACTGAGTCAGGTAGAGAAGTGATTCCCAAAGTGTGATGACTGTTGACTTCTCTTACTTCTCTATGATAGAAAATAGGGTGGTCAACATCTTGGTGATTCTTTACTTCTTCTATTGTTCCGCCTAACATTTCAGCTAGTAGAAAGGCACCATGGCATATTCCTACAACTGGTTTATTTCGTTGCAGCATTTTAGCAGCTAGCTTGAGTTCAACGGTTCTGCGAAGGTCGCTGTCATCTCCCCCTGTGATGATGAACGAATCAGAATTGTCCGCTACTACATCAAGGTCTTGATTGAGTGTGTTAGGCACAAAGAATAAATTGTGACCGGGTAGGAGTTCATACCAGCCATGTTCAGTCGCATCATAAGCTATCCCCTTGTTATATATTATTCTCTGACTAAGGCCTATTCTCATACTGTTGATTCTTTACCTGTAACAACTTATTTATCCAGAATTCAAAGTAGGTAGAAATTGCCTCTTTATTGTAATCAGGAAATCCTAAGACAGAGTACAATTCTTCGATGCCATCTGATAGCCTATCTTTGTCTAAGTATCTACTGGTATCCCAAACAATGTTCGGTTGGCATACATTAGTAATCGTATTTATCCATTTAATTTCTGCATCGGCATTCCATACATTTGATCTATACGTACCGATAAATTCATGAAAATTAGTAAGCATTATTATTTTTGGATTTTTCCATACTTTTAGATGGCACTCTAAAACCTCCGAGCTATGAGCAACTAAATAAAAATAGTGAGAGTTGCTATTAGTGATTTCTCCTATCAATGGTGAATATGTTAAATCCTGAGGCTGAATCTTGTTGGCTACTATATATCTATATGAAGAATTACTTATGCCAAATAATTGATGGCACCCTAATCCAAGATCATTCCATTTATCATCTACTTTATCCAACTTAGTTAACAGATAGTTTAATTTTTTGTGAATAATCAAACAATCCATTAAGTTGCATAACGGATAGGTCAGCAGACTGAAACAATGACTGATCACTTAGTCCCAAACAGTTGACTAGAAACTTGCCGCCTGCATTTTTGGGATAGCAAACAATAATTAAATTTTCAGTATCAAAGTTAACCAATTCTTTCATCCCTATTAGATTCGCAACCAGACAAAACAACTTTGTCTAGCCAGTATTCATCTACATACTGTACATATTTACTATTTGCATCTTGTTCTATGAACGTTAGTATTTCTGGTCCTACACTAACAGGGAAGTCTAGAATCTTACTTACCCACTTAAGATAATGTTCTTTGTGTAAGAAAAATGCCTCATGGTCTAGAAAATGCACATTAAAACTGCTAGTTAATAGCGTATTATAGTAGTAGTCTTGTGCAATAGGAGTAGTATATTCTTTACGGACTCTGATCTGCTGTAGCTTATTGATATTCTGATCCCGCACAATGATAGCAATCTCTACTTCAATTCCAAATGACTTAGCACGTTCTGCCACTTCAAGAATCTTAGGAACATAGCGAGTGCCATTGTAAAAGAACGGGCAGCTTACATTAGCTAAGTGATAGTCTTTACCCTCAAAGTGTTCTGCTGTCAGTTTATTAGGTTCGACCCAATATTCAGCAAACGGTTCTTGATCGCTCGGTACCCAGTAGTTATCCTTTAGTTCTTCCCATCCTTCTACCTTTGGATGAAGGCTTAATAATCTACTGAATAAATGATTGCCTGAACCCTGCGGGCCAGTGATGATTAACAGTTTCTTCATGGCTTCTCTGTGAATGTTGTTCCGAACTTGTTTCCGTTATCAAGTTCATTGTACTCTACATATTGAATGTATTTTTCGTTGGGATCCTCAGCTAGTATTTCATCAATACGAGGGTCATCCCACGCAACAGGAATATTTAGCTTCAAGCTCTTTAGATAGTCTTGTTTGTAGAGATATAGTAATTCATATGATAAGAATACCGGATCATCCATATCACCTAATTGTGATAGGAGATACTGTACCGTCGTTCCATTTCTAATTCTAGTTTGCTGATTGCGGAGGATCGTTTGGTCTCGTCCGCAAACTGCGAACGTAACGTTAATACCGAGGGAACGAACGGTATCAGCGAAACTGCGTATATCAGGATTCCAAATGGGATTAACATCAGACTGAAATATGCCCAGGGGGCAACTGATACTAGTAAAATATAGGTCTCCGTTAGACCAATCGAAAGTCTTGAGTAGGTCATGATTTTTCCAATGTTTTGCGAAGGGTTCGGAGAAGCGATGTGCTTCCCAATAATTTTCTAAGAGTGATTTCCAGCCATACACGTCGGGGTGAAGTGAGAAGATTTTAGACCAGAGATGATTTCCAGCCCCTTGAGGACCGGTGAGTATGAGTAACTGTTTCATGTGTAAAATTGGGGAGCGATGCCTCTGTGTTTTCAAGACGCGGCCCTGTTCACCGCTCCCCTTTCTTATCTTACCAACCGTATGCTTCGTTAACGAGTGCTACAGCAGCAGGAACTTCAACAGTGTTCTTGCATGAGATATCAAACAAGTCCTTACGCATATTAGCTACAAGAGTAGCGATACGAGCCTGAGTTGTTTCATCAGTTGCAAGTTGTGCAAGTTTACGACCACCGATCTTGCTGTGGAAACCTTCGTCCTTAGCGATTTTAGCATAACGTGAAGCGATGAATTCGTCTTCAATGCATTCTGCCATCTGATCCCAAACTGCTTCGGCGCGACCTTCTGCGACCAACTGATAAGCGGCAAGAGCAGCTTCATCAGTTTCAGCTTCGTACTTAGCAAGAAGTCCAGCACCCTTTGCAGTTGGCTTTGCTTCTTCTGCTGCGATTGCAGCAGCAACGTCAAGTTCTTCACCAGTGATGTGTTCAATTACTTCCTTAACCATGCGGAAGTGAACGGCTTCGTCATGAGCCTGCTTTGAAAGCAACTGAAGCTCAAGTGGATCAGTGTCGGCGGGAAGATTTGCAATAGTCTGTGCAATCTCAACCATGTTCATACGCTCGTTGACCATACGACCGATGAAGTGTTCTACAAGAGCTTCCTGTGATGGGTTGCTTTCGAAGTAAGCCTTCACGTTCATCTTTGATGCTTCAAAGAGTGCTTCGTTTTCAGCTACGATTTTGGCTACGAATTCTTTAGATGTAGTCATGATATTTCCTTTTTTATAGACATGTCTTGTGATAAGTATTTAAGAAAGTTTCTTATCACAAGAATATTTATCTTTTTACAGGATTTTTTGGATGAACACGTTAATTTTTGGACTATTACAGAAAAATTTGGCAGAAGCGTTTAAGCTGCCGAAGTACACTACACTAGTATTTGATGAAAATACTGTAGTAGATAGACTACCATGGACACCGGCTAGATATCGCAAGTTTAAGGATGCTGTTGAAGCTGAACTTAGTCTGGATTCAGACTATGCAGGTACTTTAGCAGAAATTACTGAGGACTTTAGCCAACGCTATATTCTACGTTTCTTTGGTGAAATTTGGAAGCCCCGCACAGATGAGTTCACTCATTCCGGTTGGCAGCTTGTAGAAGAAGTTAATAAACTAGATCCAATATCTGTACTTGATGTTGGGTGTGGATATCACCCTTTTAAAGGACGAATTCAGAACTTAATTGGCATTGACCCATACAATAACCTAGCTGACTATCAAGTTGACATTCTAGAGTATAAGGTTAAGCCAGAATCACATGATGTTATCATAGCTATGGGATCGATCAACTTCAATTCAAAAGATGAGATTGAAGCAAGATTTGGACATTGTGTAGATTTGTTAACGAAGGGCGGCCGGTTCTTCCTTCGTGCTAATCCGGGTATTCCTCACAAGACAGGGCCATATGTTGAAATTTTCCCGTGGTCGTTTGAGATTGTAAATGAGTTTGCTGAAAAGTTCAACTTGACATTACTAGAGTTTAAAAAAGACACTAACGGAAGATTATACTTCGTTTATCAAAAGGCATAAAAATAACGGCGAGAATTACTTCTCGCCGTTATTTCATTAAGCTAACGCTTTAATTAGAAGCGAAGACCGAAGCCAACGAGTCCACCGTGACGACCGAGATTGCCGTCGAAGTCAGTGTAACGATACTCAGCCTTAGCAAAAGTTGAGCCAATAAGCTTCACTTCAAGACCGCCACCTACTGTAAGACCATCGACCTTAACAGCAGCAGAACGCTCAAGCTTAGTATAACCAACGCGGGTATATGCAAGAACATTCTTGTTCAAGGTATATCCGAGACGTGCGGCTGCACCAAGATCAGCACGGTCAAAGACGTTAGCAGCAGTAGCTTCTGCACCAACAACTACCTTACCGAACTGAAGGTCATAGCCTAGGGCAGCGCCATAAGCAATGTCAGTTGGGTCAACACCGTTGCGAACTTCATCTGCGCCAGCTGTTACCTCAATGCGAGGACCAGCAAATTCAGATGCCATTGCAGGGGTTGAAAGAGCAGCGGTTGCAAGTGCTGCGAATGCGATTAACTTTTTCATACTTTGTTTTTCCTTTTAAGTTTGAAAACTTGACATTTTTTTATGTCAAAGTTATGTATACAACATATCTGTGTCTGTGTCAAAAATATCGGGTAACTTACTTTGAAGTTGCCCGATATACTCCATCCCAATTAGCGGGAGGATTCTCTTTATACTCATTGATTCGTTCTATCATCATATCGTAATACTGGTTCATTTCTCCGCGCCATGCTTGCTTTAATTCGCTTGCATATTTTGCTGCAACTTCCCAATGTCCTTGACGATATAGCTCTAAGAATTTCATATGCTGTGTTTCACCCAATGGGTCATGGAAAGGGAACACCGTAAAGATTCTAGCAGGTTCAGTTTTACCCTTAACTGCGAGTAAATCAAGTTCAGCTACTTGGTATTGGTCCAAAACATACTTCGCAGTTTTAGGTCCGATGACGATTTTAACGCCATAAGGTTTGCTTTGACCTTCGAGCCTACTAGCAAGATTGACCCCATCACCAAGACAAGTATAGTCGAAACGCTGATCACTGCCCATATTACCAACAACCACAGTGTCAGTATTAATACCGAGGCCCATTCCAAAAGCTGGAATGCCTTCTTTTGTAACTTCATCATTGAATTCCTCTAGCGACTTTAGCATAATAAACGCTGTGTTGACTGCATCCTTAGCGTGTTGCGGATTGTCCACTGGCGCATTCCAAAATGCCATTTGAGCATCTCCTATATACTTATCTAGAGTTCCCCTGTTCTCTAAAATTGCCTTAGTCATCGCAGTCATATAACGGTTCATAATCTTAGTTAGACCTTGAACATCTTTACCATAGTGTTCTGAGATAGTAGTGAAACCACGAACATCAGTAAACATGATTGACAATTCTTGTTCTGTGCCACCAAGTTGTAGTAGTTCTGGTTGACGCTGTAGTTGAGCAACAAGGTCAGGACTTAGATATGTGCCGAACTGCTTCTTAATCTGTTGCTTCTGTAAGTATTCACTGATAAACTTAACAGTATAGATATGTAAGTAAATCACCAATGCTGCAACAATGTTGAAAGAAATATCAAACAATATTTTATTATGGGTAAATAGATAGATCGGTGCGTAAGCGTATCCTACTAGTAATATTCCGATCCATATGATTGAATATCTTACTCTTGATAGTATGATAATCAACAATGAAAGGACAACAAATGCCGCAAGATCAGCAAGACCTACCCAATTCGGAATCGACACCGAATCTCCCTTTATCAAAGTCTCAAGCAGACTGGCCTGAACCTGAGGGGGCGTTTGACCACCGGACGGGGTCGCTATTGGATTTGCAAGCCCTTTCGCAGTCACGCCTAGAATCACAATTTTCCCGTCAAGACGAGGAATATCGCCACCTACTTCAACAGATGGAAATACGTAATTGGGATTTATAAATACCCTACCATATTCATCTGTATTAATTGTACCAAACTGAGGAACACGCAATGCTTCAACACCCGTCTGATTTATCTTCGCTTGATATGAAGGATCTCCCGCAGCAACTCTCAAAAGTTCTAAAGAAAACGCAGGATAATATTCGCCATTTGAAATCCCTAATAAAGGCACTCGGCGAGTTACCCCGTCTGTCTCAGGAAGAGAAGATGTTATGCCGACGCCTACGGCAGAGTCTTGAAGTTCTGGAATGTTATCAAGAACACATGGATAGTTCGGAAGAAAATCAGTGGGTTGTCCGTCACCGACTACAGCAATACCTGTGCGGCGCGGGGGACGAATATCCTTAGCACAATCTTCAACTAGTGTTTGACTGAGAACAACTGGGTATTGCTTTAAGGTATTAGCAAGACTTCCGTCAGTACCCATCCTATCAGGCTCAGGCATAAGGATAGTACTACCAACGAGACCAGCGTTTGCCCCATAAAGATCACTAATAATTTTGCTATATGTTTCCCTTGGAAACGGATACTGTCCATATTTTTCAATTGCTTTCTCCCCAATATTTGCAATTACAATCTGTTCTGATTTAACTGGTTCACCCAGCATCAGATAGTCGTAGTATTTTAATTTCATACTATCAACTAGGAACGGATTCATCAACTTCACTGATAGTAATAACAATACTGTAGCTACTGCTAGCCAAGGTGAAAGTAATACTTTACTCGCTTTGTTTAACATTGATTATAGTTCCTCCGGCTGGTTCATTTATTTCAATTAGAAATGATTTCCCATTACTGTCTATGAATATTGTTTTATTTGAGTCTTTCTTTACGACAATATCAACTGTAGTACTCAGTGTTCTAGCAAGTCGTAAATAGTCACCGGACAAAATAGTAGTAATCTGAGTAGTATTGTTAAGACCAAATGTAGTTCCACAAAGCTTTGTGTTATCTCTTGTTACACAATCACTTCCGTCAGCATTATCAAGAAAATCTTCCCCTAAGAAGTCTGCGTTAATTGTATTAATATCAAGTTCTGAGCTGGCTAGTTGATTTTCCTGTAGGTCATCTTTGGCAAGATAGTCAATATCAAGTTCTGACAAATCTAGTATGTTAGCTTTAGATTCAGCAATTTCTTCTTCTGTTCTAACTTCTTCTGCTGGAGATATAATTAACATATTGTCAATTTGATTAAGAGTAAGATTTAGAATGACTGGACGAGAGGGTCTACTGTCCATTGTAGATACGATAGTAGCTTGAAATGCTCTATTAAGAATGACGAAGCCAGCAGCATTTGATACTGTGATTTCTCCTACTGAGCCATCTGGTTCTGGAAGCAACATTATTAGACTCTTGCCAAAGTCATCTACTGTTGCTGCAAAGTCTGTACCTCTAACAGCAATCGTTGCTGTGGGTGTTCTAAGATTGATGTTGCCCTTGTTCATTTTACCAGACTGCCCCGTAGCAAATCTAGCAGTTCCGGCTGCAAACTTGAGAGCCATTCTTGAAGTGGATGGCTTGCCACTATATACGAAATCGTCAATCACAAGCTTAGAATGTTCTGTAACCTTAACAGTGGAATCATCTATGAATGTGATTTCAACTCTTCCGTTACCAGTTTGCACCCTATCTAATTTGGCAATAGGTAATTGAGGTCGTGTAGGAACTCTTGATGAATTCTTGACGACCTCACTTATACCTCGGTTTTGCGTAACCTTGCCTATATTAGCA